CTGCTAACATGTTCCATGAAAAAATTAAAGCAATAAATACAATAAAAGAATTTCAAGAAAAATTTGATAAAACACCCAAAATGTTTAAATATGGAGAAATGATTTCTCAGGATAATTTTAATGATTTTTTAAATCATTGTTTAGGGAGTGAAATTGGATTTTCCAGTAATGTGATTTACCATTCTTTTAAAAATTTAATAGGAATAATCAAACCAAATTTTACCAGAATTGTTGATTCAGTTTTAAGAGAATCAATTGGAGAAATTGTTAGTACAAAATCTGTAATTCACTCTTTAGAAAGAGAGATTCAAGAAGTAAAAGAGGAAAAAATACGATTAAAAATTTTAAAAAGATTTGCTAAAAAATTGAGTATTATTAAAAATGAAAATGTTACAACAGATGAAGCAATTAATGAAATAAAAATTTATAAACAAAAAAATAAATCTAATATTTACACATCAAAGGAAAGACAAAAAGTTTGGGAAACAATTATTGAAATAATGGATCAAAATAATAATCTAGAAACTGTTGAGGATTTGTGTAATATTTTTATTTGCGATCAAAATGCTGATGTGGAGGCAGATGTTTGTATCAAATCACAATATGGATCAAAAAGGGAATTTTATGTTGTTAATTTAGGTGCAAAAGCATTGGCTAGAATTGTAGAAAAATTTTTCCAAAAAATTTGTGAATGCTGTCAAACAGAGTGTATATCTGTTCCAGGCGATAAAAAAATGATAAATATGCAAAAAAAATTTAGATGATGCTTCAAATTATTGTAAACAAAATAAATTAAAAATGAGATACGTAAATGGAGATTGCACAAAATGGTCTGCAGCTGAAACAATGGGATCTTTTTTAGCTATGGTTGAAGCTTTAAAAACCTACATACCACCTGGATTCTATAATTTATTAAAAACGTGTTTTTGTACATGGGCAGATAAAAAAATAAATATACCATTTGACATATATACTAAAGTCCTACCTTTAATAGAAAAAACAAAATATTTAATTACAACAGAGGAGAATAAAAAATATATTCATAGTACCCATAATTTCTTACAAGGAATGTTTAATTATGCATCATCAATAAAGGCATCCGCATGTAATTACTACACTACCAAGGTATGGACTTATATACATCCAGACAGTAAATTAAAATCATTTCATTTAGAACACTCAGATGATTATGTACAGGTAATTGTTTATGAAACAGAAAAAGAATTTTTACAATTTAGACAATTATATAAATATATGATGAAATTACATGGGTATAATGATAGTGTTCGAAAAACCAGTTGCCAACAACTGTTCATGGAATTTGTATCTTTAATGTCATTTAATGGAAAAATGTTATACCCAAAAATTAAAAAATCAAAACAAATAAATTTGAATCTTCCTTGTGTTGGATATAAAGAAGATATAGAAGCAGCTTTATCTAGACAAGGTGAGTGTATGCGAATGGGTTGTAACAGTAGTTTTTGTTATTTTTTTATGAAGTTACATGTGTATTGTGTGAGAGAGGCATATTCACTGCTACCTGGGATGAAGAATGAAATTCTAAATGAATATGACACACCAATAGAATTATTTGGTACGCCAGATCAATTACCTTTTTTTGCATTGTTTTGTAAAGGAAATATTAACAACTATAGACTTTTTAAGCATTCAAAACTTGGGAAAACTCTATTGACAAAATTATATATGTATACATTGAAAAATGGTATACAGGAAGAGG